AGTAATATTCAACTGGTCTTCTGTATTTTGGTTCGTCATCCCAATCATCTTTTTCTGCTCTGACCCAACCCCCTTGACGAAATCTTAGCAGGGCTTGTGTCGTACTATCTACAAGGTCGTCATGTTCACCTGTGGGAAACGAGGCACATTCTTCAATAACCTCATCTGCCCATCTTGATGGATAGTACCATATACTGCCACTAGAAAACAAGTCTGTAACTGCGTTGACCCTTGCTATTTTATCGTTGCCCCTAGTGGGCGTGAAGTCTGTAACAGGTATTCCCATCTGCCGAAGTTCAAATACCAAAGGCGCACCCGATGCTTTTGCTTCTACAATCATCTGATCTGGCTCAAACTCCCAGTATTTATCGTATGCAGCCCGTTTTAACTCTGGAAACTCTAGTTTTTCCTTAAATGCATCCAAAAGAATCAGGTGAGGACGGCTTTGATCCACATCTTGGTGGTGATAGAAAACGCCCCATGTGGTACAGGCACTATAATCGCTTCTCTGTGTCTTTAAAAATGCTGTATCCCAAGATTGTATGATGCATTCACAGGGTGGTGGGTCTGATTCGGTCCATTCGTTCCACCATTCACGCTTAATTAACGCTCCTTCTTCTGATGTAGGGTCTTGTTGGTACTGTGCGTTCCATTTTGCGACAGGAAGTTCAGCTTTTAGGCTCTCTAATTCCTCTAATGCCCAAAATTCACCCCATAAAGGGTTACCAGAGGGCATAATTGCAGGTAATTGTATCAGTTCCCAGTCGTCTGCACCCTCTCTTTCTTGCATAACCTTCAATAATTGACCTGTAAGGTCTCTTTTTGACCATCTGGTCATCACAAGTATGATCGCTCCTCCAGGCTGTAGACGCTGCCTTGGACCTGATGTGTACCATTCGTATACTTTGTCGTATACATCGGGGTTGTACTGCCCTAATTGAGCCTCCTGTTCTGAATGTGGGTCATCTATTATGAGAATATCCGCACCTTTACCTGTTACAGCACCACCAACACCAATAGCAAAGTAGTCACCACGCTTGTTTGTGTTCCATCTACCTGCTGCTTTACTGTCTGTTGAGAGTTCTATGCCCTTAAAAATCTTTTGATAGTCTTCTGACTGTATAAGGTTACGCACCTTTCTACCAAAACCCACTGCCAACTCTGCGGTGTGGGCTGTTTGGATTACCTTTTTATCTGGATACTGCCCCAAGAACCATGCAGGAAACAAAAACGATGCAAATTCTGACTTTGTATGACGGGGTGGCATATTTATTATCAATCTTTTTAGCTCGCCACGAGCAACTTTTTCAAAGGCTTCTGCCATGATCTCATGGTGGGGTCCTCCAACAAAGGATGACCACATCATTCTGACAAATGTTAAGAAGTCTGTTTTTGAGTCTTCTTTCTTTTTGGCTTCTTCGTATGATTCTAAAAGTTTTAAGAGTTCTTTTTGCTGATCCGTGGGTAGGGTGGATAGCTTACCTTTGATATCTTTTAGCTCTAGGTTCATTGTTTCTTTCTGTTTCGCCTAGCAGATACAACTCTAAGGTTTGTCTTCTTGTTGTTTCTTGGGTTTCCATCACGATGATCGATATGTTTTTTGTCACCCTTCTTTACTGTTCCCTTCTTCAGGGCTGCCCTTCTGTTTTTATTTCGCAAGGCTCGCTCTTGCTTCATCTTTTTAGATGCGTGATACTTTCTGTACTCACTCATTTAAAACTTTTTAGCATTGCAACTAAACCTCCCATATTGTAACCACGCTCTTTTCTAAGAGCATCACGAGCAGATTTTTCTATACTTGATCTTATCTTTTGCCCAAACTCATTATACTCCGAGTCTGGTTCTTTGTATCCTGGCATCTTTATTAATTTATCTAACATACTCACATAACGCTCTTCCCTTTGCAAAGCCTCGTTAACATTTTTCGTTTCAGGATCATCATACTCAGTGTATGATGGCAATTTATATCCTAAAGCTCTAAGTAAGTCTAAACCGTAATGCGTAAGCTCATGCCTAGTTGTTCTCTCAAAAGGCATAATTTCTTTTGCTTCTTGCATATCTTCTTTAGTCGGCATTGTGCCTTCTTTTCTTCTTCTTTCTAGACTTCTATCTACGTCTTTTATTCCTAATTTTTCCAGTAATCTTTCAAAATATCCTGGCTTAAACTTAGTACCTTCTTTAGTTGCCCCCCTAAGAGCTTCTTTTGAGAATATGTTTCTCACAGTTCGCACAGGCTTGCCTTTACTCATACCTTCTATAACTTCTTGCTTATATACAGTTGGTTGTTGTATAAATATTTCTGGAAGGTTTGGGTCTTTTGATCTTACTCCAGAGTAATCCCTTTTAGCACTTTCTGTTGGAAGGTATAAGCCACGCATATTTGTATCAGAGGCTGACGTTACCTTTAAATAGTTATTGATTACCTCATCTAATCTTTTTTCAGAATCAGATTTTTCCACGCCTTTCTTTCTTGGAAGTATGTATTTTAGAACCTGCCCATAGTCACCGCCAGTGAGTTGCTCTATTCTTCTCAGGGCAAGTTCTGCAACAGGGTCATCTTTTATGCCACCACGATTCTCAAGTTCTGCCCTAAACTCAATATCGCCTAAACTGTATGGCTGACTATAAGGATCAATGCCAGAGGGACGGGTGGGAGGTAGCTTAACGGATTTTAACGCACCTGATTTTCTTTTCGCCATTTTTTTCTTTACATCCTTTCCCTTTACGGTATACCGTTATAATACGGTATACCTCTTAACGGTATACCTAAACTATAAAACTCTTTTACGGTATACCTATTATGGAAATCACACTACCCATACTCTGGAACTTTATACTGACTTTAGTTATAGCACCAATAGCGTGGTATATCAAATCCCAAAGTGATGAACTCAAAAGAGTTCAGATACTTCTCAATAAAACACGAGAACAATACGTTCACAAGAACGACCATAAAGATGACATCGATAGAGTGGTTGAACACCTAGTAAGACTAGAACAGAAGCTAGATAGCCTCATAGCCCAAAAATAAGCGTCACTCAGAGGGCAGTGAACCCAAATACAACAGAAAGTACCACCAAACCATTAGACCCTCTATATCGCCTTCTACAAGCCTTTCCATAATATACGAAAATAACACACTAAAGATAACCCATTCGCTTACCTTGAAGCGTTTTAGGAAATCTGTATCATTTTTCATGTGGAATACTATACATATGTCGTGCCTAGCGTGTCGCTTGTCATCGGGGGGTGGGGGTAGGTGGGGTTAATCTCCTAACAGTAATCGTATCTTATCGTCTAACTCTTTCTTAATTTGCTCTGACGATTTAGATTCATCCTCTATTACATGGTTATTCGAAAAGAGATTTACCTCTCTGATCTTTCCAAGCAGTTCTAATGCTCTGACTCTGCTTGTAGGACTCCCGTTTTCGAAATCTCGACTCTCCTGTTCGAGAGCTGTAATTATTTTGTCTCTTCGTCCGAGCGATTGCGTTAAACGAGTCTCCTCTAGTTGTCGTTTTCGCTCCTCATAAAATGGGGAAAAATTGGGGCTATGAAATAATAGATGTGCTTCTTTCCTAATATTCGCATCACTCATCTTTTTACAGTCATACGCAGATTTATATGCCGCTGTATAAGTGTGTGCGTTTTCTACTCCTATTCCCAAAATTAAATCCAAAAATTTAGACTGCTTGGCAGTCAGGCGAGTCCTGGCACGACCTTTGCCTTTCACTAATCTCAATTTTGTCATTTTCCTACCTCTCAAATAAAAGTTCACTTGAACTTTTTTTATATTAAAAAAATACAACTTTTTTTTTGTACTACTCTTGAAATATCAAAATTAATACCTATATATAATATATAACAAATTAATTAATATAAATAAATGGAGTGATTAAATGACTAAATTAAATATATCAATATCTAAGACTACTACTGATAACATTGCTACTTTTCTTAAAGATATCTCTAGAGAAGATGCAAACAGAGCCGATGCTACCGCAGGTATAAATCTTGCCAATATCGGAATCTACTGCGAGACCATAGCAATTTTTAATGCCTACCCTAAAAACAAAATTTCTGTTGCTGATATGAAAGTTCTTAAAAATTCTTTACAAGATGCGGGAATGACCGAGGGAAACGCAAAGCGAAAAGCTGAGAAGACTCAATGGGCATTTAGAGCATTGCGTAAAGATGGCAAATTGCCTACTCAGGCAACTCCTGAAATGGTGCGAACAATTTTGAATGAAGACTATGAAGTTTTTTCTGAAGCAAAATTGACTTCTGTTTTTAATCCTAAAAAACCTCTTTCAAAAGCTGAGACCATTATCAAGCAAATTTTCGGAGAAGCAAAAGCTGACGGCAATGGTGTAAAAGGTGGTCTTGATGCTAGTGATTTTGCTGAGTTTGTTACCCTTTACGATGCTGAAAAGATCGCTAGAGAAATCAGGGTAAAAGCTGAAGCTGAAGCACAAGCACAAAAAGATGCTGAAGTTGTAGCACAAGATGAAACTGCTGAAGCTATGGATGAATTGGTAGGGGATGATATGACCTCTGACGATATCCCTAATGCTCAAGCTGATATGGATAACAATCCATTTAATGCCACCATGCAGTAAAGAAAAACCTTTAGGGGATGGGAAAGTTCACTTGAACTTTTTCATCCCTTTGTGGATTTGCTTTAGATATTTTTTTATTTTTTTAAAAACTTATCATCAGCTTATCATCGACTCGCACCTCTGATTGTAGTGTGCAACTTGTAGTGATCAACTAGTATAGTAGTATCTAACTTAGTTCATAATAAATAGGAGTGAAACATGAACATAATGAAAATGTCAGATGCCAAGGCATCATTAATATCCGTGCTAGATTATAACGATAGTCTAGCTGATAACCATCAAGACGCAGATAAGATCGTGCCTTACATCGTAGGTCAGGCAGGTCTAGGCAAAACGTCCATCGTGCAACAAGCTTGCCAGGAATCTAATCGTGGTCTCGTAATGCTATCACTAGCACAGTTAGACCCTACCGAACTCGGAGGTATTCGCATACCATCTGAAGATCGTAAATCTGTGAACGTCACTAAACCTGATTGGTTTGTAGAGGTCGAACAAAAAAGTTCAAGTGAACTTAATGGAGGTGTAGTATTTTGTGACGAGTTAGCACAAGCACCTATCTCAGTTCTCAATACTGCAAGGCAGTTAATTAACGAGGGTCGAGTTGGACAATGGCATTTACCTAAAGGTTGGCATGTCGTATCGGCAGGCAATCGATTATCTGACAAGGCAGGAGTTAACCGACTCCCTAGCCATATGAAAGATTGTTTGACGTATTTCAATGTCGAGGGAGATGTTGAGGACACTTGTAATTACTTTGTCGATATAGGTGTTGACTACAAAGTGATAGCATATCTCAGAGCAAATCAGGATTTCTATTGCAAAAATGATCCTAGTCAGGACAGTAATCCTACACCTAGATCATGGCAGAGAGTTGGTAACATGCTGAAGATGAAAGGCTTGGATGCTAGACGATTGACTCAAATGATCGCAGGTCAGGTAGGCGAGTCTGCTTGTGCCTCTTTCGTAGGTTTTCTGAAGATCATAGCCGATGTTCCTGAGTTTCTGGATTTGGATAAATTGGTAAACAATCCTGAGAAAGCTAGTCTGCCTGATAGACCTGACGTTATGTATGCTCTATGTTCAGCTTTGTCTTTCAAAGCTAACAATAAAAACATAGGCAATATCATAAAGTATGTCGAGCGACTCAAGGCTAGGGAAATGGGTGTAGTTCTTATCAAGGATGCTATTAGGAGAGACAAGACTCTTCGTTCCAATGCTGACGTTAAGAATTGGGTTAGAAACTCAGGTAGGGAGCTTGTACTGTAATGGATGTTGAAACAAAAATTGCTAGAGCAAAAACCAAACTGATTCTGCAAAATCCATTCTTTGGTTGTAATCTAAT